CCCCAGTGGTCACCACCACTCCACCCTTCCATAGCTCAAAGGTTATAACCAGTGGCTATAAGCCAGTCACTTCATATAACCAGTGACTATATGAATAAGCTTATAGCTTTTAGTTCTAAGACCTGTTAGCTATAAGGCATGGCCTGCTTATAGCGAACTGTTCTTAAAAGGCTATGTACGTGCAATCCTGTTACAAATCTAATACAAATCGTTACACACTGTTACACAAATATAGCTCATAATGATCTCAGTCTGCAACAACAGCAGACACACAACCCAACATACATAAGGTGATGCATATGAGTAGCAACAAGCGAGGCAACAAAGCACAAGTGGTAGCACAAGTAGCGGAAGTGGTAGCAACTCCGGAAGTGGTAGCTGAGGTGGTAGCCAAAGGTCAAGAGGACATGGCTGATATGAAACCAACAGAGGTCATTCCGGAATCGGCTGTCATGTCGAAGGATGAGCAGATCAAGGCTGACATTATAAGGCTGAGAGGTGCCGGCAAATCCGTGGGCTACATCAACACGGTGGTAGCGGACAACTTCAGCTTGTCTGTGACGAAGGTAGCGGCTATCCACAAGAAGCTGTTGGCCGACGAGGGCTTGAGCAAGGCAAGCGGTGCCCAAGGTGATATGGCTGCTTTGGTCAAGTGCCTTCGTGATAATCATGGCCACATTGAGCGTAACACTCTTGTGAAGATGATGGCTGAAGTTAGTGGCTACACCGAGAGCACTGCCAACCACATGCTGTCACAGCTCAACTTCGCCAAAGAGTGGGCGAAGCAAGAACTGGCCGCTAAGTAATCAACCCAACCCAACAAAGGGGAGCTAGTCTCCCCAAGGATAACATCATGGCTAAGATCATCGTTAACATGCAAGCGAGCGTTGTCGAGTACACCCTTGCACGGCAAATAATCTACGTCCTCGGCTTTGGGGCCACGAGGGATGCGGATACTCTCAAGGTATTCAAGGAGAGGACTAACTACAGCCTTTACACAGGCAACAAGGAACTGGTATGGGAACTCCGTATTGACGAGGGTATGTTCTCCGGTTGCATGGACGGTAGAGAGCAACTGTGGTACAACCAACCGTGGTACGAGCTCGTGGACTTCCGGCAGTTACTGGGACTCATAGTCAAGCGGTTCTCACCGAAGTTCACACCGAGACCGAGTACTTACATCGGGCGTGGCCGTACTCAGCAGCACCTCATTGATGAGTACTACACTGAGATCATGCGCATGAGGGATGAAGAGCCGGACTCAGACATGTTTGAGCTCTTCAGCTTTATCTAGCAAGCTACCAGTTCGTAACCAAAGGGCCGTTAAGGCCCTTTTTCATTTCCGGTAAAGCTCAGAGGAGTGGACGACCTCTTTGAAAAAACAGTGAAACACTCAACGTGGGCTCCTGTGGAGGTCGTGGGCAAGCTTTTGAGGGGGGGGCCCTTATGTTTATCTGCCTTTTTTTTGGAGGCTGCTGGTGGACTCCACAGGAGCTCAAGGCATGACTCAGCTTTTTCGTTACTCTCATGCGATCAACTCAATTCAAGTATATGAACAACCAGTCTTCGAAAGTCTCCAGATCACAGATTACATATCCTCTCACCCCAAGTCCCAAGAGATATGCAGGCAGGCATACACTCCATGCTTTCCTGTTCTGCCTGTAGACCAGTATGGGAATGGCTCCCATATCATCTGACTGCCTTTCAGCCTGGCGCCACCATGCCTTTACTGCCAGTACCTCTTGTCTCTTGACCTCGATAGCCAAGCCATCAATACTCTGGATATCTGTACCATTAGCTTGCACATCCACAAATGCCTTGGGACCATGCTCCCATGCTACGTGGCCCGCCAGTCTTTTACGTTCTTTAATCCTCCCAAGTATGTGAGAGAGCTCTTGTGTGAAGTCTTTCTCACCGCGCTTACCCTTCTGCTTTGACATATTACTCATACTGCTTCCTCGTTAAATAATTCAATGTACCACTATTTTTCTGTTTTTCTAAAAAAAACCTTATATTTCATCTACTTATATATATAATAGAGTGTATTATTTTTTACTAAAAAATACTACTGTATATATATACAGTAGTTAAGTCTATGATTTTTATAGCTTTTTTCTACTGTATAAATATACACTAATTCATTTCTTCCTTTTTCCTTTAAAATCAATAGCTTATAAGCCTGTCTGTTTTTCGATCTCTCTTATTCTCTCTCTTTCTCGTAATCATTGTTTAAAACCCATTATTGACCTAAAAAAGCCTTTAAAATCAACCACTTGGGAGATTTTCTTAAAACATTTTTTAGGTGGGCTAACAGCGTTAAATTAACTTTTTTCCTTAAAAATCAAGCACTTACAAACCTCCTTCCTCTTTTTTTAACTTTTCTCTTAAAAATCAAGCACTTAGGTGACAGATCAAAAAATAACCAGTTGTCCTAAGTTATTGATTTTTAAGACTTTTCTTCAAAAAAGTGACTGTTCAAAGTCACTTTAATAACTCTTTTTTTGACTTTCTCTTTTAAAATCAAATACTTACAGCTTTACCGAATAAATAATCTGGGCTAGACTGGTCACTCACAAGTACTCTTTCACCCTTGGGACACTATATAAGTACTTGTAAACGGTACCTCTTGGGGAGCACTTAATGGCCTCTTTGTACTCAACTTTATCGTCTTCACTCAGTTTTTCTATCTTACCTGATTGCTCCAGTTCTCTCAATAAGCTCCACATTGCCCTGGAGGTATCTCCATTACAGGTAGCATTTGCGAACTGTAGAAATCTGGCGTTCTGTCTGAAGTTATTGGTAATCTCAGAATGAGTGAGTAAATTGCTCTCCTTCATCTTTCTATTACCAACCTTTAGCTCACCAGATAGTATTCTCTTTATGTGATCTTCTAAAGCCAGGTAAGCACGGGCCATTGGACCATCGAACGTACCTGATCTGGTCTGGGACTTTAATGTTTCTTCTAAAGCATCTTGATACTCGTTGACCCAGGTTAAGTGGTCAACTGTAATTTGAGGTAGAGTTGTATGATTAACATCTCTTGGGATGGGATCGTACTCTGCGAGTGCTACGGTCAATAGGAGTACAGATTGTTTCTGATACCTACGCTGTAGTAGGCAGTTCAGCATAGGATTAGACTCTCGTGTGTCTCTTCTACGCTCTAGTAGCTCTAGCTCAAAAGCTATCCTGGTCTTCTCCACTTCTTCCGTAGCTTTCACCTGGATAGACTTGGCAGCTGGAATGAAGTCTGCTCCTCTTGGGAGGTTTAACTCTTGGGAGAGAAGGATGAACTTTGATATCCTGGCCAGTATGTCAGGGTGTATCTTATGCTCAGTATTGTTTTTATTAATAGTAGTAGGATCCCCTGATGCAACAACTATATCTATCCTTGCGAAGTCACCAGTCATAAAAGCATCATCCTGACGGAGTACTTCAATATAACTATCAGGAACAGATTCATCAAGCATTGACAGGGCTATCTGGAATATTGGATCAACTATATCTTCCGCCTTTTTGCGCTGAGTTCGTGGAGTATGTCCAGAAGTATGATTCTTAGATAAAAGTTGTAAAGTGTACTGCTTAAGAGTATCCTGGTCACCTGCTCTAGATTTACCCGCGAACCCGGCCTCAGAACGGATCATTGACCGCATTCCCCAAGAGGCTAAATCATTATGCATCAACGCGTCTGTTGTATAACTGCCTGTTGCAGTATAGTTATACACATCCTTCATGCCAGCCACAAACAGTGTAGTTGACAGATCACTCAAATATTTACGTATAGAGTCTTTGCCTGCACCTGGAGGAGCCAGAAGAACACGTTTGGACACTAAACCCATACCCTCATAACTGAACTGTCTGCCAGCAAACACACCAATAATATGAAGAGCACCCAATATTGCTATATTCTTTTCTGGGTAACGCATACTGGCCATTATATCATCAACCAGGAGACGTAAGAACGTACCCTCTTTGGGAAGAGGTAGATCAGAATGCTTAGTAGTATTGAAAAGACTGTCTTCCTCTTTAAATAACTCAGTCTCTTTATTCTTCTTTTTCATTCCCTCTTCAATCATCCTTGGAAGATGATCATACCGCTCTTGCCAGCGATCAGTACCTCGTTCCTGGGAAGAGTTCATTAGATCTTGCATTGTCAACAAGATGAAGTCAGCAGGCATCTTTTTATCAATGTACCACATTGTTAAAGTGCACAACGCGTCATTAAAATTCTCGCCTGATTTGACTAATGCCATTGCATCTAAAAGCTTATGATCCTTTGCTTTAGTCTTCTCTTGGGGAATTAATTTAATTGGCTGGGGAGGAAAGGCCTCAAGTATCTCTTCCCAAGTGTACCGCTTTTCATGAACTAATTCAAATGTCACAGGATAAGCAGTATTTTTGAGATGATTGAAACCTGGTAGCCTCATCAACCTGCAGCTATCTCTAACTGAAGGATCATTGCCATAATCATTAATTAATTTCTGTTGCACACATACCCATTCATCCCATTGCTTTTCTGACCAGGGAGTATGGTCTGTATCTAGTAGCCAGTATCTTTGATATTTGCCTGGTGAGGTATTTACTATTAAGTTAGGTTGTATTGGGTACGTTCCATTAAAGCTTTGATCATCATCCTGGAATATAGCTCTTGGGAAGAGCATGTCTTCTGCTTTGCGGCCTTTTCCGGTCTGTGCATTAACCGAAATATAGATCGCGTCACCTGCTTTATTGTGTGCTGTAAGTAATTGCTCTACTTTATAATTCCACTCTGTTTTATATGTCTTAACTTTCTTCTTAGCAGCTCTTTCAGTTAAACAAACAAACAAATATTCTGTTTCTTTTGGAGCTAACAACTCTAAGAACCTTTTTGTTATCATAGCGACTCCTTGGTAATGCACTATACAAAAAATTGAGCATAGAACGCTAATTATACAACTTCTAACACGAAATGTATAATATTAAAAAGTTATATTAATTTATTTTTTATATTTTTTTGTTATTATACAATTAGTTAGAAGTATAATATAATATGTACTGGAATGTCGTGTTGACTTCCATAACCCAAACAGTGAGGTCTTTAAATGGAAAACAAAGAAGTTTCAGTAGTATTTGCATCTTGTGTTGAGCAGGGCCTGGATAAGAATGCCACCATCATGGCTCTTGCCAATGAGTGTAACCTGGATATCACGAAAGCAGTACGCGAGTATAATAAGTTTGCACGTGATGCAGGTTTGATCCTCAGTGTCAAGGACCGTACCACCAAGATTGAAGAAATGATTGCTGAGTATTCTGCTGAGCAACTGCTTGACAATGACACCCGCAAGGGAGTGATTGAAAACATCGTTGATGAGTTTGACCTTAGCACTGCGAGTGCAACCGCACATGTTAAGAAGTACTGTGACTCACACAACATTGAGCTGCCTTCTGTACAGCGTAACACCCTGGAAGACATGATTGCCTTTGTGAAAGAGTTAAACGATGCTGGTAAAGATCGTGCTGCTATCATTGAGGGCTTGCAGACTGATCTGGGTTACACGGCCAACTCCGCCAATTCTGCATACTCTAAAGCTACTCGCGAGCTGGGTATTTCAACTGGTGGTGGTAGTGTGAAGGTTGCACTGTCTGATGTGGTTGCATTCATCCGCGAAAATCTGGAGCTCCCCAAGAAGGAAGCTGTTAAGCAAATGGTTGAAAAGTTTGGTTATGCAGAATCTACTGCTGCCAGCTTTTACACCTATCTTAACTTCGCGCGCGAGTATGCACGTCAAGAAAAAGAAGCAATCTAACACAACCAATAGGGCCTCACAAAGGGGCCCATAACTTAACGTAATGTAGGTGATATATGAAAGTAACGAAAGAAACAATTCATGAATGGCTTGAACTTAAAGCCCAGTTTAATGCACTCCAGGAAAAGGAGAGGATTCTTCGCTGTCTTATTACGGATGAACTCTTGGGAGACAAGAAAGAAGGTTCTAAGACAGTCCTTGTGGATGATGTAAAAGTAACTGCAACTGCTGTTATGAACTACACTATTGACCAAGCTGAGCTTAACTTGATCTTTGATAGTCTCACGGACGAAGAAAAAGAGTGCATCAAGTATGTACCCGAGCTTAAAATGAGAGAGTACAGGAAGCTACCTGTAACAAGTAAGCTTGCAGCTGCTGTTGTAAGTAAGCCTAGCATGGCACAATTTAAGGTATTAGGCTAATGGCTATTGAGATTTTGAGCACAAAACGTGAAGTGCACTATATAAAATGTATGGTGTACGGTGAGTCAGGAATAGGAAAGACTGTGCTTTGTAGTACTGCGCCTAACCCTGTTATCATCAGTTCTGAAGAAGGGCTGCTTTCTCTTGCGGATTTGGATATCCCTGTGATTGAAGTGACGGATCTTAAGTCTACACTTGCAGCTATAAAGTGGGCTAAAACCTGTGAGTATACAACCATCTGTTTGGACTCTTTGTCTGAACTTGGGGAAGTATTGCTTAATGAGTTCAAGCTTGAAGAGAAGGATCCTCGCAAAGCTTACATGAGAATGGGTGAAGAATTGACTTCTATTATGCGTACATTGCGTGCAATGGACAAGCATATAGTAGTAGTGTGTAAGCAAGGTATTAGTAAAGACGAGATAATTGGTAAAGTGTCCTATGCACCGGGTACTCCAGGCCAGGCCTTTACCGTACAGGTTCCTTACTTTCTTGATCTGTTATTCGCATACAGAATTAAGAAGGAAGGAAGATTCCTCCAGACTCAGCCTACGTACCAGTACATGGCGAAAGACCGGAGTGGTAAACTTAATGCTGAAGAGAAACCTAACTTAACAGCAATTTTTGATAAAATCTTAACGAGGAAATAACGTATGGCATTGTTACCTAGAACCTTTAATGCAGCAGAGGTTGATCCGTCAAGCACATTCCAGCCTGTACCCCCTGGGGAGTATGCTGTGATGATCACGGACTCTGAAATGAAGCCCACAAAGAATGGAGATGGTGAGTATTTGAAGCTCACTTTTAAAATCATTCAGGGTGAGTTTGAGAACCGCTTTATCTGGGCTAATCTTAACTTAATTAATCCCAGTAGCCAGGCACAAGAAATTGCTGAAAGAGAGCTCTCCGCTATCTGTCATGCTATTGATGTGATGGTTCCTGAAGACTCACAAGAGCTTCATGGAATCCCTATGTGTGCTAAAGTGAAGGTTACTCCTGCAAAAGGGCAGTATGCTGCAAGCAACACGATTGGTGGTTTTAAGAACATAAATGAGTTTTCACCTGAGTAAATAGGAACTTTGCACAAGGATGTGCACAACTTAACTTAACGTAGGTACAAAGTATGACTGAGTTTATACAAGATTTTTCAGAGTTGTACACAAAGCAGTTCGGTGATAATATGTCTGTACTGGCCTTTATGCTTGAAAATAAGCAAGAGCTGCTTGAATGGATTAACCGTGTGTACATAGACAGAATAAATGGTAAGTACAGAGTATCATTCATTGATCCAGCAACAGGTACTAGAACTCGCCTTTATGTAAACGAATTGAGTGACCTTCTTGGGGCTTATGAAAACGGGGATAATTTGTAATGGAAACAGTAGAAGAATTCCTCGCAAGAGGTGGAAAAATTCAGCAGCTACCTCCTTCTGCTGAACAAACATTACGACAACTCGAGCTTAAGATTGAAGCTAAACGTATAGCTGATAAGCTGGCTGATAAAAGTATGCGGGATGCAGAGAACCGTAAAGGATGCTACTCACCTTATTTTGGAGAAGAGTAATGAAACCGGATGAGAAGAAACCTGGACAAGAACTTTCATTTGAGTTGTACTCAAAGACAATTAAGCTTGGGACAAAGTTATTGCAAGATGAAGGTATTCCTTGCTCTACTACTGTGTCAGGTCTTACATTAGCCTTTTGTATGCACTTAATGGATCTGTCTACTCATACAGGTGCTGTTGCAGATTTGCTTAAAGAAATATCTGAAACAATGCGTAACATCGCAACAGAAGAAGATAATAAAAAGGAGTTACACTAATGTTGATCAAAAGAACCTCTATGTTGTCTAAAAAAGAGCATGTGCAGGATATACCTGTAACTGAAGCACAGTTAGCCGCTTGGGAGGAAGGTATGCTTATACAAAATGCCATGCCTAATCTCACAGCTGGTCAACGTGAGTTTATAATGACCGGTATTACTGCTGAAGAATGGGATGAAGCCTTTGGAGGAGACGAGTAATGAAACGCAGCTATATTACTTTCGGACAGGTACACCGTCATGAAGTCAATGGCGTTGTATTTGATAAGGATTGCGTCTGCTTAATTGAGAGTGAGAGTGATCCAAGAGAAGTTGCTTTTGAAGTATTCGGGCGCAAATGGGCTATGGAGTATCCTGAAAAATACTTCAACATGGATAGCCTTAAGCACTACAAACGTGGAATTATTAAACTTTAATACTGAGGATAGGCACTAGCAATAGTGCCTTTGATATTTATGGATCGTGAAGTACTTGTGTTTATTGGCATTTTATTTATTGGCGCTTTCCTCCTTGGCGGAGCTGCCTACTATGAAGGCACAGAAGATGGAATGATTAAAGTTGCATCAGGTAGGTGGAAGTGTCTGCTTGGAGAAAATCCTGATCTTACAAGTAAATGGGTATGTAGAAGGAGTGGTGAGTAATGGTTAAAAGATATTATCCGGTATGCTGTTCTGATGTATGGATGGAAGAGGATGAAACTAAAGGTGGCTGGGTTTTATATGAAGATTACCAGAAGCTAGAACAAACTATTAGGTTGCTTAATTCTGAGGAAGAAAACAAGCGCCAAACAATCCGTGAACTTAGACAGAAGATTGATCATCTTGATCGTGTGATTATGTCCAAGGATGAAGAGATATACAAACTTGAAAAGGATGTTCTTCACCAGGCTAGAATAGGAAGTGCTCGTAGGAAGTAACAATGAAAGATATAAGGATAGCTTTGATAGCAATAGGCTACACAGTTTTATTCTGTATAGCAATTAATATGCTTTATGAGTTGAATATTGGATGAACTACGATCTGGAAAAAGAAAAAATGGAGTTTGTAAGACTTCTTGAAAGGTACAAAAGAGCTTCTGCTAACCTCAACTTTAATACAGTTGATGAGTATGTAGATGCAAAAACTGAGATAGTTAACAAATACATGAAGTTATTAGGAGAGAAAAATTATGAATAAGCAACCACTTAAGATAGCAAAGATGGGATTGTTTGCTACCCCAAAGAGCGCTGATGAAATAGTAAAGTGGATTGAAGGACATAGTCCTGGTGAAAAAGCTGCACTGTATGTAGTAATGGGCATGACTTGGAATTTCTTATCCGAGTTGGCTGAAGCCCATAAAGACTTTGCTGAATAACAATAACTTAGCCCGGGTTCTCCTGGGCTATCCATTTCTGGAGTTAAAATGAGTAAGTTACCTAGTCTAATTGCATTGAAGTTAAAATTGGACGGAGAGGTAGAGACTTCTCTGCCACGCCCATACTTGGGGATGTCACAATTAGGTGGTCCCTGCAGAAGAGCTTTGTGGTACTACTTTAGGTGGTGCTATACAAGAACAATTACACAGAAGCAGAAACGAATCTTCGCAAGAGGAGATCTGGAAGAGGCCAGGATCATAAAAGACCTAACGGCAGCCGGTATACATTTCTATAGTCCCCAAGGTATGCTTATAGGATTCGCCGGGCATTGCCGAGGGCATACAGATGGTAAAGTATCTAATGTTCCTGGCTTCGGAGAGGAAATACTGGTAGCAGAGTTCAAGACTGCCAAAGCTTCTTCATTCGATAAGTTTGTTAAGAAAGGTTGCAAGGTAGCTAATAGGCAGTATTACTGTCAGTCACAAACATACATGAAGCATGAGAAGCTAACAAAGACGTTGTTCATTGTGACTAACAAAGATACTGAAGAACGGTACTATGAAATAATTATCTTTGAGCCTGGGCTTGCTGAAGAGCTTGATGCCATAAGTATAGATGTTATTTCAACAGATATACCACCCCAAAAAATAGGAGGACCAACGTGGTTTGAATGCAAATGGTGTGATGCATATAAAGTATGCCACTTCAATGAACCTGTAGTTCGTAATTGTCGTAACTGTATTAGATCAGTTATCAAAAGTGAAGGAGTTTGGGGTTGTACATACTTTGAAAAAGACTTGACCCTTGAAGAGCAGGCAATTGATAGAAAAGGACATACCTGCTACATTCCTTTAGTGGACAGCACAGGAGTATTAGATGACTCTTAGGTATTATCAGAAAGAAGCAGTATCTAGTGCTATTAAGTATCTAGATACTGAGAAAGGACATCCGCTTATAGTATTACCTACTGGATCAGGTAAGACTCATATACTTGGGGAGTTATGCAAACGACTAACCGAAAGAGATTCCCGGGCAAAGATTCTTATCATATCCCATGTGAAAGAGATTCTTACCCAGGACTATAAGCAGCTTAAACAATTTGTAGACCCAGACAGTATTGGATTGTACAGCTCTGGTCTTAAATCATTTGAGCGAAAGAAATACACAATTGCTAGTATCCAAACTATCTACAAGCTGGGTACTACATTTAGAGATTATAGGTACATCATAGTTGATGAAGCCCACTTGATTCCCGCAAAAGGTGAAGGGAGGTATAAGACATTCTTTAAAGGCATGCCTCATGCAAAGATTATTGGTTTGACAGCCACTCCATTTCGCTTGGGGCATGGCTATCTTACTGATAATCATTTGTTTGATAAAGTAGTGTACAATGCAGACCTAGTTAAGCTTATTGAGCAAGGCTATCTAACTAAGCTTATTACAAAGGAACCTAACTTTGAGATGCCTGTAGAAAACCTTAAAGTAATAGCTGGAGATTACTCAAAAAATAGTTTAAGTACTGAGCTGGATAGGACGGAGATTACAAAGCAGATATTAAATGAACTCGTAAAGTACAGGTATGTAAGAAAAAAATGGTTAATCTTTGCTATTGATATTGAGCACGCAGAGAATATAAATACATTACTTTGTGAGATGGGAATACGCTCTGCTGCAATACATAGCAATCTTGACTTCGATAGGACAGTTCTAATAAACCTATACAAAGATAATCATTTGCAAGCCCTGGTAAGTGTTGAGACTCTAACAACTGGCTTTGATGTCCCAAGTGTTGACTTAGTAGCTTTAATGCGACCTACACAATCACCAGTACTTCATGTACAGATGATAGGAAGAGGCATGCGGATTTGTGAAGGTAAAGAGTCTTGTTTGGTTCTTGACTTTGCAGGAAATACAAAACGTTTAGGTCCAATCAACGATGTTTATGTAGCTGTAAAAGGTGATAAGAAAGGTAAAGGAGGTGCAGGATTTACAAAGACATGCCCAGACTGTCAGGAGATAGTACATGTTGTAACAAAAGAGTGTCCTTCTTGCGGACACATATTTAAGTTTAAACAAGCCCTGGCTAGCACAGCAGACGTAGTAGAAGTAATCAAAACTAATAAGCTTAAGCTCCCAAATAAGTTTATAGTAAATGATATAAAGTATAGCAAGCATGTAAAGATAGGAGGTGCAGTATCATTAAAAGTTAGTTACAGATGTGGTTTAAGAACATTTTCAGAGTGGGTTGGGCTAGAACATACAGGATACCCAAGAGTTAGAGCAGAATCCTGGTGGAAGTATAGAGCAGGAACTAATCCACCTGATAGTGTTCAAGAGGCTTTACAAAGAGTTGGAGAATTACATACTCCAGAAGCAATTTATGTTTCTGAGACTAGTAAGTATCCAGAAATAGTACGTTATGAATTTTCATTTAATAGGTAAACTATGTTATTAGAAACAATGCTAGAGGCGCAGAGAGCTCTGCAGAAAGAAATGAACTGTATGAATACACTTTTTGGAGAACCGAAAGAAAATATTTTGGCACTCGTTTCAGAGACAATGGAAGTACTCAACGAGCTGAACTGGAAACCCTGGAAGAAGCCAAATGCTGTAAATCGTACCAGGCTTGTCAAAGAACTGGTCGATGTACTGATGATCTATTGTAATCTGCTTAATTCTTTGGAAGTAAATGCAGATGAGCTGGAATTGATGTATGCCGTTAAATTAGCTGAAGTATATAAGAGGATTCAAGATGAGCGTGCTTAACGAGATTAAAGAGCTGAGAGAAAAGAAGGCCCAGGATTACAATTCTGGAATTATGCTTGAAGAGTACTTCCCATTTGGTCAAGTATCTTACACCCAAATGATACATGTTAAAAGTCTGAGGCTTAGATCTCTTACTGTATCGGGTAAAGAACCTAACTATGAAGGTATCAGAGATACACTTATGGACATAGTTAATTACGCAATTTTCAATATTGAAGCAATTGATAACGGAGAAATTTAATGAGAAATTACCTTGATTTGATGGAACGTGTAGTAGCCACTGGAGACAAGCGAATGGATAGAACTGGAGTAGGTACTTACGCCCTGTTTGGTGAGAAGCTGAGCTTTGACTTAGCTAAAGGTTTTCCTGCTGCCACAAGTAAGAAGCTGTACTTTGGCTCTGTGAAAGCAGAGCTTGCTGGCTTTCTGGAAGGTACCACTAGTGCTGCAAGAATGCGTGAACTTGGTACTAATATCTGGAATGCTAATGCTAATGGAGACAACCTTGGTAAGATATACGGATATCAATGGAGAAACTGGGAGGACTATCTTGATCAGCTTCAGCATGTAGTTAACGCTATCAAGCGTGATCCTACGTCTAGAAGGCTCCTTGTGACTGCCTGGAACCCTTCAGATTTAAAAGATATGTGCTTACCGCCATGTCATACACACTTTCAGTTCTTTGTTCGTAAAGGACATCTGGATTGCATATTCTATATGAGATCAGTGGACACTTTCTTGGGGATGCCATTTGATATAGCAAGCTATGCGTTATTAACTCACATCATTGCACAAGAAACTAAACTGAAACCAGGAATTTTAACTGGCTTCTTTGCTGACTGCCATGTGTATCTTAATCATATAGAGCAAGTCAATTTGCAATTAGGTAGACCAGTCTTTAAGCTCCCAAAGTTAAGGCTAGATAAAGATGCAACTATAAATAATTTTAAACCGGAAATGGCTATGCTTGAAGATTACTTTAGTCACGGGCCGATATTGGCTCCAATGGCGGTGTAGTATGAGCTGGGATAAACGGTTTATGCAAATGGCAAAGCTTATCTCTTCTTGGTCTAAAGACCCAGAAAAGCAGGTAGGCTGTGTAGTTGTTGATAAAAATAAGCATATAGTTAGTACTGGTTATAACGGATATCCCAGTGGTTTTAATGACCAGGATACAGAGGATAGACTTAGTAAAGTTGTGCATGCAGAAATAAATGCTATTATTAGTGCTAGGTCTGATTTGACAGGTTGTACCCTTTATGTGTATCCGTTGTTACCATGCAGTTCCTGTGCAGGTGCAATAATACAAGCTGGTATCACAAGAGTGGTAGTCTTTGATATACTGGATCTTCCCAAGTGGAGGACAGATATTAGTAAAGACATATTCGATGAACTTGGAGTTAAGTTAGAGGTAGCTTATGTATAATTTACCTAACCCAGAAACAGTTAACGTAGTTGGTATTGATACTGAAACATACGATCCAGACTTAATAGATGGAGGACCAGGCTGGGGAAGAAACTGGGGTCATGTAGTTGGAATATCAATTGCTATTGATGTTAATAAAGTATATTACTTTCCTCTCAGGCATACAGTAGAACCTGAGGGCAATGTAGAATCAGAACCAGTAATTGCTTATCTGAAAGACTTGCTGTCTAGACCTATACCAAAAGTTGGAGCTAACCTTATTTACGATGTAGGCTGGCTTAACACACTTGGGATAGAAGTAGCAGGACCTCTATACGACATACAGTTTGCAGAAGCATTAATCAATCCTAATAGTCGTGATTTATCACTTGAAGCAATAGCAAAGTACTACCTTGGGACTGGGAAAGATTCTAACGAGCTATACGAATGGTGTGCAAAGAAGTATGGAGGGAAGCCTGATTCAAAACAGAGGGCTAACATATACAGGGCACCACCCAGGTTAGTTGGTGCTTATGCAGAGAGTGATGCGATATTACCTTTGCAGATATTAGAGAAACAAGAAGAACTGCTGGAAGAACTTGGATTGGTAGACTTGTTTAAGCTTGAATGTAGATTGATACCTTTACTAGTCAAAATGAGGCAGCGTGGGATGCCTGTGGACATCCTGAAGGCGCATGAAGCCAGGGAAGATATGATTTGCTCTGAAGATATTATGCAAGGCATGATGGACGTTCAGGCAGGCTTTAAAATAAATGTTATGTCTGGTCCTCAGCTTGCTAAGTATTTTGATAAGGTTGGATTAGATTATCCTAAGACAGCAAAAGGTAATCCGTCCTTCACTGGTCCCTGGCTTAATAGTCAGCATACAAAAGAGGCCAAGCTGATAAACGACTTACGTAAGATTAGAAAAGCTAGAGGCTCATTCATTGAAAATGCTATTATTGAGAAAGCCTTAAACAATAAGATCTATCCTTCACTGCACCCATTACGTTCTGAAGACGGTGGAACTATAACTGGCAGGTTCTCAAGTAGTAAGCCTAACAGTCAGCAGTTTCCCGCAAGAGATGAAGAGTTAGCTCCAATAATACGAGGTATATTCATACCTGAAGATGGCTATACACATTGGTGTAAGATGGACTTCTCCCAAATAGAATATAGGATGTTTGCCCACTTCTCTGGAGATGACCAAATAATTCAAGAGTATCAAGATCCAGTAACAGACTATCATGATTTGGTAGGAAAATTACTCGGAGGTAAAGTGCCTCGAAAGTTAGTTAAAAATTATAACTTTGCATCTATCTATGGAGCAGGAATACAAAAGTTAGCTGAGATGATGTCTGGAATGATGTCAGAGGAGGAAGCCCATGCCTTACTTAAAAGTTTGTAGTATATGCAGTAAAGAGTACGCTCCTAGTGGACATAATCAAAAATACTGTAGTAAAGAATGCTATAAGTATGTTTTTGATAAAGCTTACTCTGCAAAAGTAAGCTATCGTTCTGCAGTTAAAAGTGGAAGGATAGAAAATCCAGGGGCAGGAAGTGGGTATGGTTCTCCTTCTGGTGTTCTGCATCATAATTATAAAACAGGCATAGGTACTTTTCGTGCTTTTAAAAAAGATAAATGTGAACGTTGTCAAAGTACTAAATTTTTATGCGTACATCACAAAGATGAGAACAGAGAAAATAATAAACTTTCAAACTTAGAGACACTTTGTAAATCATGTCATCAAGAACATCACTGTAATCGTTTACCGAATGGTACTTATGGAGTAAAGAAAAATGGTAGCTAAAGTGTATATGGACTTAGCAATGAAAATTGATAAGTTATACAATGAAAGATTCCCAGCAGCTAAACGGTTAATGACTGATATTTCAGAAAATGCACAGTCGAAAGGTGAAATACGCACTATACTCAATAGGCGTGTGCCCTTTGATTTGTGGTGGTCTAAGAACAGAATGAGTAACAGAGTAGGCTTACCTTATGGCCAGGCACTACGACAGTATGGTTCTGGAATAGTAAGAGCAGATACTTACAAAGGTCTTAACTATACACTCCAAGGAAGTGCAGCAGACTTGATTAAGAAAGGTATGGTTGATGCGTATGAATCAGGTATCTTTGATAAGATAGGTGTACCTCACATACAAGTACATGATGAGTTGGGTTTTTCGTATCATCATGATCTGCATAGACAGTTCAGAGAACTAATAGAGATTATGGAGAATGCAATAAAACTTCGGGTACCAGTAATCATGGATGCTGAGATTGGACCTAATTGGGGCAACTGTCATGAAAAGCTGGAGAAGTAAATGAAACCACAAAAAGCACTACACCTATACATTGAGGAAGAGAAAAAGAATCCCAAGTACATTGATCATGAGTACATGATGTTTGAGAAGTATGATGGATGGTATGGATACAAGGATCCTGGTCAACCTATCATGTCCAGGAACATGCGAGCTATCCCAAGTGTTGAATGGCTTAACCCTATCCTGGACGAAACAAATTTTAGTGGTAGGTTGATTTTTGAAATACTGGTTAAGAATGTACCGAACTTTCATGAGCTGAATGGTATCCTGAACAGAACTGTTGGTGGCTACCTGGCTCATGGTGCTTACCTAATGATGCATGACTTAGTTCTTCATGAAGCGATACCTTTCTACATGCGTTACAACATGTTGGAAGAGGCAGTCAAGAAGATGAACAATGATAGAGTTGTCCTGGCTCATCCATTGGGAGAATCAAAACGTGTAAGTACATGGAAAGAAGTAGCACGAGATGTATGGGCTGAAGGCGGTGAAGGCATAGTACTAAAGAGATCAGATGCTCCATACAGCTTTGGGAAAAGAAACTATGACTTGATGAAGATCAAGGAAGAAGTAACTCTGGACTTGTTGGTAGTTGGAGTCACCCAAGGTGAAGGTAAGTATGCTGGTTCATTAGGTTCATTAGTATGTAAGACCAAAAATGGAAATATACATAATGTGTCCGGTATGACAGATGCAGAACGGCATACTTGGTGGACGAATATTGAGGATATAATAGATAAAGTGATAGAAGTTAAAGCCATGAAGGTAATGCCTGATGGTAGCTTGAGAGAACCTCGCTTTAAAGCTATACGTTACGATAAATCCCCAAGTGATATAGACTAAGAAAAAAAGGCTGCTACCAGGTACCCAGACTGGTAGCAGCAAGGTCTTACCTCCGCATTGTCCCTAAGTAAGTTTTTATAAAGTCCTCCATAGGCTGTGGCAAATACTCTGATGCACTTTCTATTGCTTCGGTTTTCCGTTCTGTTCCAGACTCTATAGCTCGGATAGACTGAGGTATGGTAAAAGCCCCATGTCCTTTAGCTCCCTGGAAACCTGGAATAAGCAACGCCCCAACTCCCCTGGTTGATGGAATACCTTTAAGATACATATTCATGTACAGCTGAGGTAAAATAGGCATCCTCCCAAGAAGTGGAGTCTGGAGCATACGTTGTGCAAATGACTGTCTACCACTATTGATAATGTTAGCACCTGATAAGCCAGAACCCGCCTGGTTCCTTACCATGTGTGCACCTTTTGCAAGACGCTGCAGATCAGTTATTCTACCTCCTCGCTCTGTCAATGTCCGCTTGGCATCTGTAGCCATGAGGTGATTACCGAGCTTTTTAAGATCAACATTACCAGTAATATCTAAGCCATCGTCTACCAGCAGGTTGGCCATAGCCCATCTTTCGTTCAGATCTTTCCACTCAGCTAACTTTGTTCTTCCACCGTGTGCTAATACACCACGGTCTACACCTTGACCAAACTCACGAATCATTGGCTGTAGTGCATTAACAGTGGATAGTTCACCACGGGCCAAAGCAGACTTGACTTCTTCTCGCATTGCACTATTGATACGTTGGAAGTCTTCACCATTGAATGTAGCAGCTTGGAATCGTCCATTAGCACCTCTTGTCACTTGGGAAGCAGCTCTCATTTGCTCAGCGTAAGACTGAGCTACCCTGTAAGCCTTCTGTGCTTCTGGGGACATATTAAGACGTAAATCATCGACTACCTGCATAATGTTATTGATGTTACGCTTATTTAGTCTACCCGTTGTACCAAGCACAGCTGTATCGTAATCACGCTTCATGCCTTGAAAATGTTTATCTAGTGGTTTAGGATCAAAGGGATGACCATCAGGATTATGCATGCCTATTGTTCTGGCCGCAGTTCTGTTGAATATCATTTGGTTGTTTCTATCAATATCTCCCAAGTGGTCAGCAGTTGGATCAAACTCTCTTATGCCATGCTCAAACTTCTGTAAGCGTCTAGAGCCTGTTTCCATCCCGGGAGTTGCTCTATAACCTTGATCTTGCATCCAATCGACTAAACGTTGCTCATTAGGACTCCAGTAGTTTGGAGCTCTAAGGAAAGGTGCTTCAATAGCTTTGCCTGCAGTTGTCCCAAGCAAACCGCTGATAGCTCCCTCGATAGGATTCCTGTCATAGTGCATAGTACCTTCAGCAGCCCCTAGTCCACCACCTGCTAGTATGTCCCTCAGCAAGTTAACCCTGTATCTTTGGGTCATAGGAATACGAGCTGCTTTCTGTGCAGCTTTCCTAACCATACCATCCACAAATTCTGTTTTAGCTCTTTGTGCCGCCCATCGTAAGGGAGCCATAGGTGCTGATGTGCTAGCTGCGGCTGCATTGATAGCTCTTACAGTATTACTCCCAGCTGCTTTAACTGGTACCTCGACAGCTTTCTCAAGTGCGGTTACACCTTTGCCTGCAATAGACCTGGCTGCAGGACCCATCAATGCACCAGTTGCAAAGTAAGGCAATGAGTCCCCAAGGTTACCGCTGAGCCCTTTATTCTCCGAAGCTTCTCTGAATATTCTATCACCTTCAGCCTGTTCTTCCGCACGCCGCATCTTTGACGCAATAGCACTATCTTGCATGCCCTCTGTGCCAACCATGAACTTAAGAAAGTTTCCAATATCAGCTGTACCTGCTCCAATCTTTTGTGTAGTATTACCAGCATTGATCATTAACTTGGTTTGTGGATTATTCTTCCAGAAATTTACTGGGTGTATATAAGGAGCCTCTGTGTCCAGAAGATTTGCAGAGCTTACCATGCCTCCCAAGAATGCTAATGGATGAGCATAAGGGAACTCTTTACTAAACAAGTCTCCATGGCTGATACCAGGCATATTCTGCATTTCAACTGCACGGTCAAGAGCTGACTGGCCCCTATTTTCTTGAACACCTCGAAGATAATTAGTATTAGCTCTCTCATCATAAACCATCTTATTCTTAGAAGCATCTACTATACCTTTAAAGCTGGGTAAGCGTGGGTTACCACTCACGTTAATCTCGGGTAACGTGTATTTAGGCATAGGTAGCTGGTAACCACCTACATCAATAGTAGTTGGACTCTTTGGGAGATTTATAACATTGACATCCGGCATATCCTCCCATCCGTCATCTTCCATATCTTGCCATTCACCAGCCATTATTTAGTCCTCCACTTGATCTTGCCATTAGGCAGCCTCATGTACTCATAAGTCTTGTCACTCCATGTAATAGAGCCATCAGCTTCTTTAGTGGCATTCGCTGGAACTTCTTTTACTGGAGGCGGTGGCTTAACTGCAGTAGATGTAGCCATACCTGCCCTGCCTCTGGATTTTGCCATTCTTTCATTTATCAATGCAAGATTACGTTCAGTGACTATCTTGTTAGCTTCAAATACAGCAGGAGGTTGGCCAGCAACAGGAAGCTGCTTAACAAACTGCTCTATCTCCAATGGGCCGACCTGCGCACCACGCATTGCCTGGATAAGTTGAGAAGCTAAGTTCTTAGTTATTGAGTGTGCTTCTGCATTCTGTGGAGACATTGGTGCCCCAAGCACGTTCATCAATGTATCTATAGCTGAACCAGCTAAAGTGTTTGCTGAACGGTAATCATCGAGTACACCTGCTATCCCAGTAACATTCGCACCACCTTCTGCTGAGGTTAACTCTGTAAGCCGAGCAAGCATCTCTTGGGATGCTTCAAATGCTGCATCAGACTTGGCTTCCCCTTCTGTTGCTTTGTTACCATATGTCCAGCCTCTTGCAGCTGCACCATCTGGTGTTAAATCCACAGGCGGGTTCATTACAGGCTGCCCATCCCTATCAACCAATGATAGAGCATCTTCTCTCTTCATTGGTTTAGTCCCTGCTGCTATGGTAACACTTGTGCCGGCTTTCATAGCATGGGCTTTTACAAAATCATTAAATGCTTTTGTTCCAGGGACATAACCAAGATCAACAGCTATTTGAGCAGAGTTACTTCTCTTTGGATCTTTAGGTGGCTTAACCTCTTCCTGAGCCTGTGACTGCATTTCCTTCATAGCTTGCTCTTGGAGCACTGGATTGGCAGATTCCATCATAGCCCCAAGCCGTATCTTCCACTGCTCAATCGGAGACGGTGCTTTGTACTCTGGTCTACCCTGTTCAAACGATTCGAGTGACTGTGGCGCCCTAAAGCTACTATTGTACTGCTGGTTAAGCATGGCCTTGTCGACGCGTTGTTTATCAGCCATGAATTGCTGGATAGCGGAAAAGGATTTAGCCACAGCTGATGGATGTGATCTTTCCGTAGTGGCCCGTTCTGCATCAGTCTGCATCATGTACTTGGCATAATCAGGGCTGGCTCTCATAGCCATGGCCCTCATGTAATCTTCGATTGCTGACATAGCATTACCCCATCAGAGATTGCAAGAATTGACCCATATAGGCTTGGCCTGGTCTTTCCCTTTCACCCTGCCCAAGCTGACCAACCATGGCCATAAGGGATTGAAGCCCATTCTGGTTTGGTTGGCCCATCGGTAAACTGGCAGCATCGGCAACTGGCTGTGCTTGGGCGTACATCTGAGACATATCAGCTGGTTTGTATTGTTCATAGTCTTGGAGCTTGGCCATATTTTCCGCTGCTTTTCTCAAACGATCTTCCTCTGATACTCCACCTGGAACTTGCGTCATATCAGTCATAAGACCCTGACCATTGAAATAGTCATACGGACTAGGCATATGGCCACCAGATTGAAGCACATCCATCAGCCCACCACCACCTAACATTTGTAAAAGCATGTCACCTGGACTGCCCTTTGCTGCTAACATACTCATATTCACTCCTTATTTAAATGGATTTGATTGGCCTGAAGCACCGCCACCTTTGCTGTTGCTGTTGCTATTCCCTGACATAACTCCGCTTCCTGAGCTCAATACAGTAGGCGCTCCTACGGCATTACTATAAGCACCGGCAGCTTGCCATGGAGCCATATATGGAGCAAAGGTTCCCATTCCTAAATTCTGCATTCCTTGGCTACTGTTAAGTCCACCAGCCATGGCATCCTGTTGGCTACCTAGCATCTGCTGCATAAGCTGTTGACGTCCAAAGTTATTCTGGTCTGCTTGACCTGCAATCATTAGCTTTCTATCAAGGTCTTTATCAAACGTATTGAAACCTGTCTGAGCAAGATTGCTTTGTAGATTCTTGTTTATATCCTGCATACCCTGAGCTTGTAAGATACCGTGCCTAGAGCCTCCTGACATCCCAGAAGCAGAAGCTCTGGCGTCTGTATTGGCAAGCATATTCCCTTGGGCAAGATTGGCATCCTGTATATACTGATTCTTCATAGCATCAGCATAGTTGTTGCCTTGACCACCCATTATCATTCCATTGATTTCTTGCATAGCAGTAGGGCTATTCATTGACTGATTCAATGAAGACATAAGCTGATTTCCTATGCCCAAGTTCTGATAAGCCCCGCCTTGCATTTGCTGTTGCCAGGAAGGCATTGCTTGCTGTTGAACCTGCTGCATATTGTTAACAGCACCTGGAATCTGTTCCTGCATTCCGCTGTTAGTGTTACCAAATAATGATCCTATCTGGCCATATAACTGTTCTAATGCTCCACCTTGTGGGCCATAAACATCTTGATTAAATGTTGTATTGGCAGTATTGCCAGCACTAGATTTTGATTTTCCGCTTGATACACTGCCACCCATGATTATTCTCCAACCTTACATTTAATTGCAACAGATACTTCTTCCCAACCAAGATCCTGTAGTTTACGCAGCCAGCCTTTTCTTGCGGCAACTCCACGTAATTCTTCACATCCAAAATCTTTGGCAATAGCCTTGGCTATTTCAAGGAACCTTAGCATCCAACTATCCATATCAGTGCCGCCAACAAGCGGAATATACAGAGCCTTCATGCCAGATTCAAATGTTCTTACTTCAAGAGTAGCAGCAGCTATTACCTCACTTCCGCGTGATACTGTCATGAGCAATGCTTCTCCGCTCTTGAGCTTATCATATAGAGACTCAATTGTAAGCTCTCTGTGTGCCTTGGCTATAGGTCTAGCAAGAATGTGATCAACCTTATCCCAGATAAGATCTATCATAGTGCATGGCACAGCAGCTATTATTAGCCCAGTTGTACCCAAGCTGATGTCTTGCGCAACCATAGACCTTCTCCTGTAATACTTGTAGCTGGGATAGCCGCTGCAAAGTAATATACATCACCAGCGGAATATTTGGCAGGTAATGTGCTTCTTGGCTCAAAGCGATTTACCTGTCCAAAGGCAATATTAATCCTAACAAGCTGCCTTACTAAATACTCTTTTTGCTCATCACTAAACCCAATAGATGGGACTTCAATTGCTAATGTTGGCATCACCTTACTCCACAGTTTTCATATTCAAGATCCATTCCGCTGAACTCCCAGCTTCCTTGCCCTACACTATCTATTCTCCAGCAGTGGAATAACCCTGTTGTTCTAATGTCCAGCTTCTTGTCAATACCTGGATTAAACGTCATAGCAGGCTTCCATCTTATAGGGCCATAAGGTATTAGCTGAGATCCAAACTGTATTGATATAGGGCCACTTCCCTTTATATGAGGGTACACCTTGACCAATGTAGTAGCCTCATTAACACCTTCTATTGAGAAATTGTCACGTGCTATTATGGATCTTAAATCTCCTGAATCTCGGGATGTAGTATGCTCAAGCAACTTAAGTGATGCAGGACTATTTATAACACATACTATTCCAGTAGAAAGCGGAGATGAGTTGTTGGACGTCCAAGGCTTTATCTGGCTATTCCAATCACCAGTCCATGTTGCCCAAGTAGTGCTAGGGCTTGTCTGCCTACCTTCTGCTGCAAATGCAACACCTGCTGGCAAGTCTCTAACAGACCATGCATCGTCTAACCAGTTATATACATAAGCAGCAAAAGATCCATCTGACGTAAATAGCCCTGCATGTTGAGGAACACAAAACCATATCTCTTTATTGTTCTGATTTTTTGTTACAAAAGATTTCTTGTATCTTGCTGTATCAAAGCTCTCATTAAACAACTTCTGGATCCTGCCTCTAAGAATAGAGGTTATATTGGTTCCATCATTCTTCAGGATGTCTCCATTAGACAGGAAATAATGGTGTCCTTCAACCTCAACCAAACAGTTTCTGTTGAATAGACCTACGCTATTGGAAAGCTCTCTCCTGCTCCAAATGAACTCTCCGCCAGTATAGTCAAGAATATCTATGCCGTACTCAGAGTAAATACAGAATGAATCCCTTAAAGACATCCCATCGATTATGGCTCCATTATCTCCACCTAGTGCTGCTACTCCAGCTAAGCCTGCAGTATCAGCCTCATCCCAAGTATAAGGTAAACCGTTAATATCTGCAGCAGTAGACCATCTATAGGTGTCTGGGTATACAGTTGCTCCATCTTGTATATTAAGTGCAAACAGAAAATTCTTGTGAGACCGAATTACTTGGGCTGTTATTCCACGATCTTCCCAAGAATCTGTTGCATCCCATGGCAATACAGTAAAATTTCCGCTGAGGCTTGCTGGACTCCAGTAAAGCGGATAATGCTGTGGGTTATTGATTATAGGAATTTGCCCAAGGTAGCAATGGCTCCACAGGTATTCTTCTCCAGCATTAAGAGCAAGTGCAACAGTAGGGCCTACGTCAGCCCATGCATTACCATCAAATGCATATATTGCTGTTCTGCCAGGAGCTATCCAAAAGTATCCCTCTGCTGTTGTTAAAGGAAAGACAAGACC